CTAGAGGAGATAGATTTGATGATTGATTTTTTAAAGAATCATAAAACACTTTTAAAACCCATTTTACTATCTGTGATACTTCATGTAGTTTTTTTCTATGTGTGTATCTATCCGTTATTATGAAAAAATTATTTTTATTAATTCTATTATTATTTGCGAGTGATGTCACTAGTGACATTGACTGGTCTGAATACGATTTACCTGATTTAGGTAAAGATAAGATGTGGTGTATGTTTACAAGTTATGTACCCATCAATGAACAAGAACAAATCTATATGTGTTCGTACGAGTGTGAGAATGGTATGATCTTGAACACGCCTGGTAAAGGTGGTTGTCCAAGAGATGTGAAAGAGAGAAGATGGTAGAGAAAAAAGTTGGTGTATTAATTTCTGGTACTGGAAGTAATTTAAAAGCTTTAGTTGATGCGTTAGTTCCAATTGCGTGGGTAGGAAGTAATAACCCTGATGCAAAGGGATTAGATTTTGCACACAAGAAAAATATTCATACATTTGTTGAACCCAAGATTAAAGAGTTAGAAAGATTACTTGACGAAACATTTATGCAAGAGGTTGAGTTTTTGGTTCTTGCAGGTTTCATGCGAGTGTTATCAAAAGAGTTTGTAAAGAAGTATCCCAAAAGAATTATTAACATACACCCAAGTTTACTACCTGCGTTTAAAGGTACAGATGCAATTCGTAGAGCTTACGATTATGGTTGTAAAGTAATGGGAGTTACCATTCATTATGTGAATGAGAAAGTTGACGAAGGTCAGATCATTGCACAAGAACCTTTGTGGATTATTAACACGATAGGTAATCACAATGCACATCATACGAATCAAGTACGATATACTTACAAAGAAGTTGAAGAACAAGTTCATGCACTAGAACATAGTATGTATCATAAAGTCGTGCGAGATATGTTAGGTATTGGTGGTTGGGGCTAGAAGATATGTTTAGAGTTTATTTTTTTGAAACGGATTGTTTTCATGATGTTACTTTCAAGACACTAGAAGATGCAAGAGAGTGTGTAAAGAAAACAGGATATCATGCAAACATTTTTGAAGGTGATAATTATATTGAAACCATTAAAGGAAAGAAAGGATAGAACATGACTGTTAAAAAATTTGAATGGCCTAGAATACACAAGTACGAAGAATTACTTGAGAACCATATGGGTGAACAACTCAATTATGTGATTCAAGAGTTCTACGGTGTAGAAGATACTGATGACTTGAATGAAGATCAGAGAAAAGAATTACTAGATTATTACCATAATGATTTGCTAGTAAACAACGAGTATTCAATGTACAAGATTGCATTTGAAAATTTATTTAACTATTGGGAAATGGAATATTAGTGCATAAAGTATTTGGAGTACCTATAAAGGTTATAGATAATTGTCCAGAGAATGTTCTTAAAGAAGCTAAAACTGTTGCAGAAACTGAAAGACATAAATCAAAATTGACTTGGTATGGTAATATGACATCTACTTTTAAAGATGAGGGGTGTGATGTTTTAAATATTTGTCCATTGTTATCAAAATATATTTGTAAAAATGTAAATGAATATCTTATCAAAGATTTGCATATTCGACCTGATAATTGTTTTGATATAAAGTTTAATTCATCTTGGATTAATTATTCAACTAAACATATGCTTCAAGAATATCATATGCACTCTGATATAGATATTTCAGGAGTGTTTTATGTAAACGCAGTACCAAATTCTGGTAAAATTTTTTTTAGAAATCCATCACCTAATGTTTTATATCACAAATTGACATTTCTTACAGATAAAATTGATAGTGAAGTATCGTATCCACCAGTAGTTGGAAGAATGATATTGTGGCCTGGATATCTAGACCACATGGTAACAAGAAACATGAGTGCTGGTGAAAGAATTAGTTTTACTTTTAATATTAAATTACAGGAGAATATATTATGAAAGAGATAAGTGAATATTATTATGATGATGATTCAGGTAGAGTTGCAGTTATCGTAAAAGAAGAAACTGGTTACTTAAGAAATAAAGGTTTTCATGTTGAGATTCGAGATAAAGATAATGTAGTTCTTTCTAGTGTAGATGTATCAGAACACTCATTACGATATGCAGAAGATTGTGCAGAGAATTATGCAACTGGTATTGTAGATTATGCAAAGTAAAAGACATCACTTCGGCCCATTATTATTAGAGTATAAAATCGAAAAAGATTTATTGACAACCCTTATTTATATTGGGAAACAAATGAAACAAAATGCAAATGAAGATTTGGCTGGTCATTTACAAAATCAATTTCATTATTCACCTAAATTTAGGGAATGGATTGATGGACAACTTCAACCAATATTTCAAGACTATAAAAATAAATATGCTAGTAATTTGTTTGAACATTTTGCAGAAGATAAAAATTTTCCATATCACGACTTAAAAAAACAAATTCCATCTTGGGAAATGTTACAAACCAGTTGTTGGATAAATTTTATGAAGTCTGGTGATTACAATCCTCCACACCTTCACGGCCCCTGTCAGTTTTCATATATTATATTTGCAGAAGTTCCTGAAGAAATATTTAAAGAGAATAAAGAATATGTGGGTACATCTGACGGGCCTGGTGTAATAGAGTTTTCATTTGGTACTAATTATCCTGATGAGTTTTGTCACCGTAAAAGTTTTTTACCAAAGTCAGGTACAATGTTTATTTTTCCATCTACTTTGATACACACAGTTATGCCATTTAAATCTGATGTTACTAGAATAACAATTGCAGGTAATTTTACATATGCACCCCAAAAAAGATAAATAACTATTATGAAAAAAAGACTTAAATATAAAAAGATTGATGGTATAATTTCTTTCTATTTTCTATTCAATGTCTTACTAATGATAGGCTTTTTCTTCGCATTACCGTATATAATTCTTGCATACATATTGTCTATCTTGTAAGTCCTTGATTTTAAAAGAATCTTTTTTGGTATTTTGTATTGACAACAAGTCATATTTGTCATATAATATACTTAATGATTAACAAAATAGAGAGAAAATTTATGATTACACCAGACGAGTATATTGATTATGTATTACCTGACTGTGAAACTTTACAAGAGTTGAAAGATAAAGTTGCAAGAGCATTTAAAGATAGTGGGTATGTAGATTCAGATTTAGAACAAATCTGGAATGAGTTTTGTCTAGCTAAACAAGGAGAATAAATTATGAGAAAGTTATTTACAATTATATTATTAACAGTTAGTTTTAATACTAACGCATTTGAATTTGAAAGTGGTTTTGACAGATTCACAGATTCAATTCTAACCAATGTTGGTAAGAACATTTTAAAGAGAACAATTGATTCAACAGTACGATTCAAGAATTCTCACATTCATACTGACACAGCTATTGAACGAGGTAAGTTCACAAAGTGTTGGAGTTCACCAGTTTATAACGGACAAGGTATTCCAAAATATCAATTAGTTTGTTATTAAAACAAAGTTATTCATTTTAACTCCCTCTGATTCCTCTTTATAAATACTTGTAAAGAGGAATTTTTTTATGGAAAATCATTTTTTAGGTCGTGATGGATTCTATTGGTTTATCGGTGTAGTTGAAGATAGAAAAGACCCAGAAAAACTTGGTCGTTTAAAAGTAAGAATATACGGCTATCACACAGAAGATAAAACTAAATTACCCACGGAAGATTTGCCGTGGAGTTTACCAATGTTTCCAGTATCAACAAGTGCTGTTGGTGGTATAGGAACAACAACACCACTACTAGTTGAAGGCACTTGGGTGGTTGGATTTTTTCGTGATGCAGATACTATGCAAGAAAGTATTATCATGGGAAGTATTCCAGGCATACCTAGAAATGTTGCAGACACATCTAAAGGTTTCAACGATCCCAATGGTAAATATCCTAAAGAAGATTTACTAGACGAAAGTGATGTCAATAGACTTGCAAGAGGTGATACGAATCATGTAAAGTATCAAGAGAAACTCAAAGACCAAGCAAACTATACAGAGATTGATACTGCATCTGGTACACCTTGGGCTCAACCTGCTCCACCATTCCAACCTGAATATCCATACAATCATGTCTTTGAATCTGAATCAGGACACATAAAAGAATTTGATGATACACCAAACAACGAAAGAATAAACGAACAACACACATCAGGAACATTCTATGAGATTGATGGTGGTGGTAATAAAGTTACTAAAGTTGTTGGTGATAATTATTGTATCGTTGCAGGTTCTGATTATGCTTATGTAAAAGGAACAGTCAATCTAACAATAGATGGAAGTTGTAATACTTACATCAAACAAAACTGGAATATTAAAGTTGATGGTGATGTTGATATTAATATTCTAGGAACAAAAACAGAAACAGTAACAAAGAAAGTTACTGAAACATACCTTGAAGATCAACAAACAAATATTACTGGTACACTTGATATTGATGTTTCAAAAGATGTTGATGTTGATGCAGATGGTAATGTATTTTTAAATTAGGAATAATATATGCCAGGAATAGTAAGAAAAGGAACAGACTCTCATGTAGGACACGCATCACCTACACCAAATCCATTTCACTCAACATCATATGCAGAAGGTTCTGGAAATGTTTTTGTAAACGGTGCATCAGCTGTTAGAATTGGTGATAAAACTAGTTGTGGTGATCCAGCAGTAGTTGGTTCAGGAGATGTTATTGTAAATGGTATTGGTGTTCATAGATTAGGAGATGCTACAGGTGGTCATGGTTCATGGGTTCCCAATGCAGCTGGTAGTGCTTCAGGAAATGTAATCGCAAATAGTGGTTCAAGTGTTTTGTTATTAGAACAAGTTGCAGATTCAGTTGAGGCAGTAAAGACTGCATATGATGTACCAACATTAAATATTAGTTCAACTCATGCAACTGGTATTCTTAATGGTAGAACATTTGACGGTAATCTAGGAATTGATGTTGATACAAATGAAGGTTTAGAATATGGTGATGGAGGCCTTGGTGGTAAATCACCAGTAACACAAGAAACAGGTAGTATAGATACACCAACTGCAAATGTAAAGTTTGATGGTAACTTATTCCCTGAAGCAAAAGGTAGTATCTATTTAAACTTTCTTTCACACACGGATTCAAGAATAGACCCTAGACTAAAAACTATATTAGAAGAAGTATCTAAAGAATGGGGTAGTCCTTTAACAATTACAAGTGCATTTAGATCACCAGAATATAATAAAAAAGTTGGTGGTGCAAAGAAAAGTGTTCATCAAGAAGGCATTGCAACAGATATTAGATTTAGTAATTCTAGTGTAGAAGATAGAGCAAGATTCTTAAAAATATTAAAAGATAAAGGTATTAAAGGTGTTGGGTGTTATTTTCCATCAAAAGACGGTGGAGAGTTCTTTCATGTAGATATTGGTGGTGAAAGACATTGGGGCCCTAATGGTTCTAGAACATCTCAATATGGTTGGGCATTAGATGTACTTGCATGAGTGTTTTCGTTATAAATAGAATACACAGGAGAAATAAATGAGTATTAATCCATCTGCATTTTATGACGCATCTGCTACAAGTGATTCTGGTAGAAGTTCAAGAACATACAAAGATATCAATTTAAGTTTTGCAAAACATCCAGTAACAAAAGATATTGCAACATTAACTGATGTTGAAGCTGTCAAGAGAAGTGTAAGAAATCTAGTTAATACTAACTTTTATGAGAAACCTTTTCATCCAGAAATAGGTTCAGATGTTCGTAGAGCATTATTTGAACCAGTTTCTGAACCCACAGCAAATCTTCTAGGTCGATATGTTGAAGATGTTATAAAAAACTTTGAACCTAGAGTAGAATTATCAAATGTTATTTGTATAGGAAACATTGACAGCAACGCATATGAAGTTGTTATAGAATTTTATTTACAGAATGTATCATCAGACTTACAGACAACAAGTATATTTTTAGAGAGATTAAGATAATATGGCAACTCCAAAAAAACTTCAAGTTACAGAATTAGATTTTGACGATATCAAATCAAACTTAAAAACATTTATGAAAAATCAGACAGAGTTTTCTGATTACGATTTTGAGGGTTCAGGTCTTTCTGTTCTCATAGATTTACTTGCATACAATACACACTATCTTGGTATGAACGCAAACATGGCTTTGAATGAAGCATATCTTGATACTGCAACAGTTCGTTCATCAGTTGTATCTCATGCAAAGACTTTAGGTTACACACCTCGTTCTGCAAGAGCACCAGTTGCTTATCTTGACATTACAATTAATAATCCTATACCAACATCAGTCACTATGGCAAAAGGAACATCATTTACAACACAGATAGATGATGTGAATTATAATTTTGTTGTAAACGAAGCACTAACTGCAAACAGAGAGAATGGAGTTTTAAGATTTATAAACACTCCAGTTTATGAAGGAACACTTTCAACAGTAAAATATACAGTTGATAAAAGTAATTTAGAGAAAAGATATTTACTTACAGATAATCGTGCAGACACAACAACATTAAAAGTTTCTGTTCAAAATTCTGTATCTGATTTAACAACTACAACATTTACACTTGCAACAGACATCACACAATTAACTGACACATCAAATGTTTATTTTTTACAAGAAGTAGAAGATGGTAAGTTTGAAGTTTACTTTGGTGATAATGTTGTTGGTAAAGATGTATCAGATGGTAACATTGTTATTTTAGAATACATTGTAACAAACAAAGGTAAAGCAAATAGTGCATCATCATTTTCTGGAACATCAGTTGGTGGTGAAACTAATTTAACAATTGCAACAGTTGTAAGTGCAGCTGGTGGTGCAGAACCAGAATCTATTTCTTCAATAAAATATAATGCACCATTAGATTTTGCATCACAAGGTCGTGCGGTAACAACTGATGATTACAAAGTTATTATACCACAAGTTTTTGCAGATACAAATTCAGTTCAAGTTTGGGGTGGTGAAGATAATAACCCACCAAGATTTGGTCAAGTGTATATTTCAATTAAAACAACTTCAGGTATTAATTTAACACAAGCTCAAAAACTTGTAGTAGAAAATGCACTTAACAAATATAATGTTGCATCTGTTCGACCAACAATTGTAGACCCAGAAACTATTAAGATAGTATTAAATGTTAATTTTAAATATAGTTCAAATGCAACAACAAAAACTGCAAGTGATTTACAAACAAATGTTTTAACAACAATTACAGATTACAATACATCTGATTTATCAAAGTTCGATAAGATTTTTAGATTCTCAAAACTTTCTAGATTAATTGATGCAACAGATGTTTCAATTCTTTCTAATATTACCACAGTAAAAATTAAAAAGTCAGTAACTGCAACTTTAAATACAACAAAAAAATATGAATTTGATTTTGCAAACGCACTTTACAATCCACATACTGGTCATAATAATGCTGGTGGAGGTATTATAGTTTCAACTGGATTCAAAATAGTTGGTAATGACAATGAATTATTTCTTGATGATGATGGTAACGGTAATGTTAGAGTTTATTATCTAGTTGCAGGAACAACAAGAACATATGTTGATTCAGCCGCAGGTACTATTAATTATGCAACAGGTTTAGTAACTGCTGAATCTTTAAATGTTACATCAACAACAAATACAGATAATACAATAACTGTTACAGTTATACCTAGATCAAATGATATTGTTTCTGTTAGAAATCAATTATTAGAAATTGACTTTGATAACATAACAATAAATGGTGGAGTAGATACAATAGAATCTGGTGGTTCTTCAGCAGGAACATCATATGTAACAAGTACATCATACTAGTATGGCATATAATCCAACATTAAAAAATAAAGTATCATCTCATATACAAACTCAATTACCAGAGTATGTAAAGGCTGACCACCCAACTTTTTCTTTGTTCTTAAAACATTACTATCAGTTTTTAGAAGCAGGTGAATTAACTTTAACTGGTTCAAATGATTATGTCATAGAAGAAACAGTTACAAAGAATTATATTCTAGATCAACAGAATGAGAAGATAGTTTTAGAAGAATCAGTTGGAAAATTTATTGCTAATGAAACCATTACAGGTTCAATATCAAAAGCTACTGCAACAGTTTTAGTTGATGACTTTGATGACAACAATAGATTATTCATTACTGCACAACAACAATTTATTACTGGTGAAACAATTACTGGTAATACTTCAGGTGCAACTTCAACTGTATCTTCATATCGTGCAAACCCAGTTCAGAATATTCAACAATTATTAGACTATGCAGATGTAGACGGAACGGTATATGATTTCCTTGACAAGTTCAAAGCATCATTCATGGAATCTTTACCAAACACACTTGCATCAGACATATCAAAAAGAAAACTTCTTAAAAGTATTAAAGATATGTATGCGGCTAAGGGTACAAGAGATGGTCACAAATTATTCTTTAGAATTTTATTTGATGAAACACCAACAATAGTTTATCCAAAAGATAATTTATTAAGACCATCAGATGGTATTTGGTTAGTCAATAAAGTTATTCGTATTACACAAAGTGGTTTATCTGATTTTTCAAATGCAATAGGACAAATTGTTACTGGTGTTACTTCAGGTGCAACTGCAAGAGTAGAAACAGTTATTAATTTTAGAGAAGGTTCAGAAACAGTAACAGAAATTACTATTGATGAAGATTCTATTGTAGGTTCTTTCACAATCGGTGAAACTGTCGAAACAATTGATACAACATTAGATGTAGAAATATCAGGTGTGATAAAAGGTGTTGTAACAGATACATCAATATCTGACGGTGGTTCATATTACAATGTAAATGATTCAGTTGCATTTGGTACTGGTGGTAATAATGAAGTTACTGCAATTATTGAAAGTATTGGGCCTGGTACTATTGATGAGATTCTTATTGATGGTGGTGGTTCAGGTTATTCAGTAGGAGATAGTATAGTATTCAATAATACAACAACTGATGGTATTGATGCTTCTGCAAAAATTGCTGTCGTTGGTGGTGGATTCTTATTAGAAAACTTAACATCACCTAATCATATGTTATTACAGACAAATGATTTTATTCGTTATGAAGATAATGAATTTATGCAACATGAACAGACTATTGGTGATTCTGATTATCTAACTTTAGAAGATGGTAGTCAAATAATTATTGAAGAAGAAACTTTCAATGATTTAGGTGTTTCAAGTGAAATAGGTGAGATTACAAAAGTTAAAATGATTGATAGTGGTCAAGGTTATAAAAAGACACCTACTATTACGGTAACATCTTCAGGTACTGGTGCAAACCTTCATGCATTATCAACAAAGTCACCAAGAGTTGGTCATGCAAAAACAATATCAATTACAAACTTTGGTCTTAACTATTCAACTCCACCAGAATTATTTTTCAATAGAAACATTATCGTAAAAGATGTTGTAGGTTCATTTAGTGCAGGTGATACATTAACAAGTCATACTGCAACTGTTGTTGATTATGATGTAGGTAGAAAAATATTAGAATTAAGTACACAAGTAGATTTTATTCGAGGTGATACAATAACATCTATAACTGGTGCAACTGCAACAATTCATCAATCAGATATTGGTGTTGGTGCAACATCAGTAGGAACAATTGGAACTTCAGTAGGTTCATTTAATAATGATAGAGGTAAAGTGTCTACTGCAACAATGAGAATACAAGATAGTAGATATTATCAAGATTATTCTTATGTGGTTCGTGTTGGTCAATCAATTAATTTATGGCGTGAAAGTATTCGACAAACTATTCACCCTGCTGGTTGGAATGTTTTTGGAGAAGTATCATTCTCAACATTAATAAACGCATCAATACAAACACCTACAGCTGGTGATGTGATTGACTTTGCTGGTGCAGAAACATTCACTTCAGAACTCGCAACAACATTCCAGAATATCTTCAAAACTGTATTTAGAAGAAGATTGGGAACATCAACTGATGGAACTAGTATTAATACTGTTAATCCTACAACTGGTGAAGATTCACATACTGATTTTGCAGATAATACGAGAGAAGTCACTTTACAAACAAGAATTGACTTTTCTATTGGTAATACTTTAAAAGGACTTGTTCTTGGCCCAACTTTAGATTTGTTACCAATGTATGCATTTACTATGCCACCTCAATCAGTAGATGCAGTTGAAGGTGTTATACCAAACTACCCAGGCATATACAGAACAATACGAAGTGAAGCTAGTGATTCAACTTATTTTACAATAGATCAATTTAGTGATGTTAAAATTAATCAAGTGTGTGCATCTGATGGTAGTATACCTCTTTCTGCATATCAAACAAAGATAAATGTTCCACCTGCATCTGAAATTATTATAAAATCTACAAGTGGTACATATACTTTTGATGCAACTACAGAAGGATTTGATTCTAATATAGAAACTTTTGATGAAGTTTAAAAACTATTATAAATAATATTAAGTTAAAAAGGATATTAAATAATGTCAAAACAAGATATTGATATAGGAACAACAGCAAATGATGGTACTGGTGATAATTTACGAGATGGTGCTACAAAAGTTAATGCTAACTTTGCAGAGGTTTATACATTACTTGGTGATGGTACAACATTATCATCTGATGATATAGCATATACCCAAGTATCACAAACACTTACAAACAAAACTTTAACATCACCTGCATTAAACACACCTACAATAACATCTGGAGTTGCAGCCACTTCATTTGATATGAATGGTGCAGAGTTAATTTTAGATGGAGATGCTGATACAAGTATAACTGCTGATACAGATGACATTATACATTTTAAACTAGGTGGTAATGATAGAGTTACCTTTGAATCTGGTTTAATAGAATTAAGAAATGATGGTTCTCAATCACAATTAAGATTATTTTGTGAAAGTGCAAATGCACACTATGTTGCATTACAAGCACCTGCACATTCAGTTTTTAGTGGTAATCACACAGTAACATTACCAAACAAAACTTCAACACTACAGGGTTCTTCAACAGAAACTATTACAGCCGCTGGTGCAGTAGATGTTGATACAGAAGTTAGTCTTTTAGATTCAACTGCTGGTGTAATGACAATAACAATGGGTAGTGGTAGATTTGTTGGTCAAAGAAAAATTATTATTATGACTGTTGACGGTGGTAATGTAACAATGACACAATCAGGTGGTAATTTAAATTCTGGAAATGTTCCAGTTTCACTCATTTGGGAAGATGTTGGTGACAATGCAACTTTTATTTGGAATGGTAACGATTGGAATGTAGTTGGAATTGACTTACCAACATTAGGTGCATAACATAATATAGGATAAAGAAAAATGGCTCCAAGTAATTCAAAATTAATCGCAGAATTGATGAACAATAATACAACAATCAATACTGAAGCAATACCTAACGGTTCTGGTGTATCTATTGGTAGTGTTATACCATTTGGTGGATCATCTGCACCTACTGGATTTCTCGCTTGTGATGGTGCATATCTAGATAGAACAGTTTATGCAGATTTATTTTCTGCAATAGGAACTACATGGGGTACAACTACTGGTGATAATTTTAGACTTCCAGATTTAAGAAATAGATTTATTAGAGGTTCAAATAATACTACAGGTGTTTATCAAAGTGAAGCTACTAGAGAACTAAACTTTAGAACTCAAAATTCTACTGCTGGTATAGAATTTAGATTTGGACAAACTACTCCTGTTTGGTGGGGGGGAGGAAATCAAGGTACTAGAACGATAATCGGTCATCCACTTAACACAGGTAGTCAAACAAATAATTTTTCAGCTGCTAGAGCATATGCTGATCAGTCATCAAGAGCAGATAATGCTCAAATTGTAGTTATGAGAACACAGGGCTATGGAACATCTAATGAAATAAGACCGACAAACGCTTCAACTTTGTATATTATTAAATATTAATAAAGGAAATAATAATTATGCCACAATATACTTATGATAAATCAACTGGAAAACAACATCAAAAACAAGAATCTCCATTACAGCCTGGAGTTTATTTACAACCTGCAAATTCAGTAGATACTGCACCACCTTCATTTGATGAATCAACTCATATAGCTAAATGGAGTGATGAAACAAATACATGGACTGTTGAAGAAATATATATTGGGCCATACAATTCAAGACAAGAAGAAATTGATGATTTATCCTCACCACAAGCTACAGAACAAATAAGAGCTTCTATTGATCCAATGGAACTGTTGAGAAGTGAGAGAGGTTCATTGTTAGCAGAAACAGATATTTTTGCAACAATATCAGTAGACGGCCCTGCAATGCCAGAATCGGTTAGAACATATCGACAGGCATTAAGAGATTTACCTTCAAATGTTTCAAATCCACAAGTTGTAATTTCAGATGACAATTTAGGATATGAATTAAGTAATGTTACATGGCCTAATGTACCACAAGAAGTTTTAGATAGGAGATAATTTGTTATGAGTCAAAATTTTATAATATGTTATGATAAATCAACTGGAGAACAGGTGAGAGCTTTTGAATCACCTTTAGAGCCTGGAGTATATTTACACCCAGCAAATTCAACAACTTTAGAACCTCCAATGTATGATCCAAGTTTTGAAGTTTTAAAATTTGTAAATGATTCATGGTTAATAGAAAATATTAATATTCCAAATTTATTTGCAGATTTTAATAATTTAACTGATAATCAAAAAATCGCAAAATTTTACCAATTAGATGAAGATGATATTGAGGGTATAAATTCAAAAATATCAGAAATTGGTGGTAAAGAAAGTCCTATGTATGATTCGATTGTTAATCCACCATTACTTAATAATAAAACATCATATATTGAATTAAGAAAACAAGCATATGGTGATGTTGAAAGTCAAATAGAATATATTACAGAAAATGGATTAGATGCGTGGCAAGATAAAGTTAAAAAAATAAAACAACTTTATCCTAAAAATAACGATATTGTTTCTTGATAAATAAGTTGAAACAATTTAAATTAAATGGAAAATAAAAAATGGCAGCTATTATAACTGAAAATTTTAGACAACATAATGCAGAACAGTTTCATGAATCGTTTTCTGAAGCATCACCTTCAAAGTATTATTTGTTCATAGGTAAATCAACACCTTTCACTTCTGGTACTTCAGGTGGTTCAGATACTGCACCTCCAACACCTTCTGATAGTGTGACAAATGATTACTACTATTGGGATGCAATGACTGGTGCAAATGCAATTGCAGCTTCAGATGTTTCGTTCACAATTCCTAGAAGAAACTGGGCAAACGCAACTACCTTTGATATGTACGAACATGATATTGGTGCATCAAATACTGCAACATCAGGTGCAACTAACTTATATAATTCTACATTTTATTTTGTAACAGCAGATTATAGAGTTTATAAAGTTTTAGATAATAATGGTGGTACTGCATATTCAGGTGTAGAACCAACTTCTACTTCTGCAACACCGTTCTTTCTTGGTGGTTACTACTTACAATATATGTACAGTTTAACTGCATCACAGATTGACAAATTTTTAACAACAGATTTTCTTCATGTATCAACAGACTCTACTGTTTCTGCAGCTGCTGTAGACGGTGCAATAGATGTTGTAAGAGTAACAGGTGGTTCTGGTTATACAGATGGAACATACTATTCACCAATTGATGGTGATGGTACAAATGGTGTTGTAAAAATATTTGTATCAGGTGGTTCAATTGCAGCTTTTGGTAGTGGTGGAACTGCAACAGAAGTTTTTGCGGCTGGTTCAGGTTATACATTTGGATCAGTAGATTTAACAGATGTATATACTAATATTGGATTAACAACTGCAACAAGTATGGGTGCTGGAACAAATGGTGTAGTTGATCCTATTATTTCTCCATCAGGTGGTCATGGTAAAGATGCTGTTAGAGAATTAGGTGGTCACTATGTTATGATGAACATTAAATTAGAACAAGCAGAAGGTGATGACTTAACAACTGAAAATGAGTTTAGACATCTTGGTATTATTAAAGACCCATACAATTTTGGAACAACAACAATTTCATCAGCTTCTACTATAAGACAAACTTATGCAGTAAAACTTGCATCTGCACCTAGTCAAGCATATGATGCAGATGAAAAGATAACACAAACAACAACTGGTGCAGTTGGTAGAGTTGTTGAATTTGATGCAACAAATAATATCATTTACTACACACAAGAGAGATATGCAAACTATGGTATTGATAGTACAGGTAATCAAACTGCATTTAGTGGTGCAAATGTAATTACTGGTGCAGATTCTGGTGCAACAGGAACACCACAATCAACTGCATCTGAAACAGTAACACTCGCAGGTGGTTCAACAATAACATTTAATACAGGATATGCAAACCCAGAATTAGAACCTGATAGTGGTAAGATGTTATATGTTGAAAATCGTAGACCAATATCAAGAGCTTCAGACCAAACCGAAGATATTAAAGTAATAGTGGAATTTTAAAAAATGCAAAAGACAAACTTAAATGTATCCCCATACTATGATGACTTTACAGAAAGTAAAGACTTTCATAGAGTTTTATTTAGACCAGGCTTTTCTGTTCAAGCAAGAGAGTTAACACAACTCCAAAGTATATTACAGAATCAAATTGAAAGACATGGTCGTCATGTTTTCAAAGAAGGCACATTAGTAATACCTGGCGCTATCGGTTTTACAGATGATTACTATGCTGTAAAATTACAATCACAATATCAATCAAATGATATATCAGGATACATTGACCAGTATGTCGGTAAAATTATTACTGGTACTTCATCTGGTGTAAAAGCACAAGTCATTCAAGCAGTTGCAGCTACAACAGATGACCCAATTACTTTATATGTAAAATATGTTTCAACTGGTAGTGATAATGTCACAACAGTATTTGCAGACGGAGAAAATATATCAGCAGATGATGTTATTAGTTCTTTTGGTGCAAATATTGATAGTGCAGTTTTACAAGCATCAGATGCTACTGCAACTGGCTCATCTGCAAACATTCAAGAGGGTGTTTATTTTGTTCGTGGTAATTTTGTTAGAGTTGCAGAACAAAGACTTATTTTAGACAAGTATACAAACACTCCATCTTATAGAGTTGGTTTATCAATTTCAGAAACTTTAGAAACTCCAGAAGAAGATAGTTCATTGTTAGACAATGCAGCTGGTTCTACAAATGAAAACGCAAAGGGTGCTCATAGATTAAAGATGACTTTAACTTTAGCAAAACTTGCTTTAGATTCAACTGCTGATGAAAACTTTGTTGAATTAATGAGAATTAGTAATGGTGTATTACAAGAGAAAGCAAGAAACACAGAATATTCTGTTCTTGGTGAAACTCTTGCAAGAAGAACATATGATGAATCTGGTGATTACACAGTAAAAGAATTTGGTGTTAGAATTAGA